TAATATGTGGACAGCTTATCTTACCAATGAGTTTGGTAAAGAGGTGTTTATTAGAGCTGATATGGTTGCAAACATGATGGTTTTATTAAAAGTTGCAAGAACTCAAGCAGGTAAATTTAATATCGATGACCATGTAGACGCTTGTGGTTACGCAGCAATAGCAGGGGAAATTAGATCGGAAGATACACATGGATAATGAAGTAAAGAGGTGGAAAAAGAAAACTTGGAAAAATGTAGATATTTTAATGGAAGATGTTTTCTACGCAAGATCCCCAGATTTAGGTAAATATTTTCCACCTACAACTGAAGCTAAAATGGAAATAATATCCCAAAATGACGTTAGGTCTACTGTTGAAGAAATACCCCTAGACCCTTTACCAGAACCAAAGGAAACAAATGAAAAAACTACTAAAGAAAATACTACTGTGGCTGTCGAACAACCCCCTAAAATATAAATTTGTTTTAGTGGTTTGGGAAGATGCAAACTCAGATAGCTCATGGAACGAGTTGTCGACTATTGAAGCTATGCTTCCTACTATCTGTTTGAGTACAGGTTTTATCATAAAACAATCAGAAGACGCTATGGTCTTGGCTTCTGACTTTACAACAGACCTTAAAAATGGTGACTATGCTGTGTGTGAAGCAGGTAATACTATGGTCATTCCCTCCAAAAACGTACTAAAAATAGTACAAATCCCCCTAAACTTAAAAATCAAATAGATTGGTTGCCCTCTTGGATAACTTATGAATTTATCAAAAGAATTACTCGACTATTTAGACAAGCAATTCCCAAATCAAAGTCCAAACTTAAACGATAAAGAACGTGAAGTTTGGTTTAAATCTGGTCAAGCTAGCGTTGTTAAACATTTAAAACAACTTTTAGATGAGCAGAATAAAAACATTTTAAATCACAATATAATCAAAAGGACGTAAAAACTATGTGTGGAAGTATATTTAAAGCACCAAAACCACCTATGCCACCACCTACTCCTGCTCCTCCTGCAACAATAGTAAATGCACAGGCAGCAACAGTAAGGGAATCAGCACCAAAAGTACCTCAATCTGCGAGTTACAACTCGGCAGTAGCAACGAGAAGACGTGGTAAAAGAGCTTTAAGAATACCTTTAAACGAAACAGCTTTAGCCAATGCAAATGCAGGAGTTAAAGTTTAGTGGAATATCAAACAGCACGAAAGAGATACGCCCAACTTGAAGAAATTCGAGAACCATTTTTAACTCGTGCAAGGGATAGTGCTGAATTTACGATCCCCTCTCTAATACCAAGAGAAGCACACAGCAGAACTTCAAAACTTTACACTCCGTATCAAGGTATAGGTGCGAGAGGTACTAACAATTTAGCAAGTAAACTCTTACTTGCCTTACTTCCTCCCAACACTCCTTTCTTTAGATTAGCTATAGATGAATTCACAATGGCAGAAATAGCAGGTCAAGGTGGTATGAAAGGTGAATTTGAAAAAGCATTAGGTTCTCTTGAAAGAGTTGTAATGAATGAAATGGAAGTTAACAATTTTAGAACAACAATTTTCGAGGCTTTAAAACATTTAATCATTGGTGGAAATTGCCTTCTTTATATTACACCTGAATTAAGTATGAAAGTGTACCATTTAGATAGGTACGTATGTAAAAGAGACGCTACTGGTAATGTATTAGAAATAATTACAAAAGATACAGTTAGTCCGAATTCAGCTCCCCCAGAAGTAATTGAAAAATTAAAAGGAGAAACAACTTCTTCTTACGAAAATACAATCGATATCTATACGTACGTTAGACGTTCGGAAGATAATAAAAAGTGGCTTGTCCATCAAGAATGTAGCGATGAGATATTGCTAGACAGTCAAGGGACTTACCCTCTCGACAAGTCACCTTTTATTCCCTTACGATACACTTCAATCGACAATGAGGATTGGGGCAGAGGATTTATTGAGGAGTATATTGGAGACTTACGTAGTTTAGAATCATTATATAGATCAGTAGTAGAAGGTTCAGCAGCTTCAAGTAAGATTTTATTTTTAGTAAAACCTAACGGAAGTACAAGACTTAAAACTTTATCTGAAAGTCCTAACGGAGCAATTAGAGAAGGTAATGCAGAAGATGTAACAACACTTCAAGTTAACAAAGGTGCTGACTTTAATATCGCTTTTCAAACAATGAGAATGATACAAGACAGATTACAGTTTGCATTTATGCTTAACACTTCAGTTCAACGTGATGCTGACAGAGTAACAGCTAAAGAAATAGAATACGTTAGCCAAGAACTAGATGATAGTTTAGGTGGTCTTTACTCGCTGTTATCTCAAGAATTACAGTTACCTTTGATTAATAGATTAATGTATCAAATGGAAAAGAAAAAGAAATTACCTGTATTACCTAAAGGACAAGTAAGACCTAAAATTGTTACTGGTTTAGAAGCATTAGGTAGATCAACAGATTTACAAAGATTAAATACATTCGTTCAACAGATTGCACCGTTTGGAGAAAGTGGTTTGCAATCTTTAAATATTGGAGAGTACATTAAAAGAGTTGGTACATCGTTAGGTGTTGATATGGACGGTCTAATTAAAGACGAACAACAAATGGCTATGGAACAACAACAAGCACAAGAAGAACAACTACAAGCTCAAGTAGCAGGTAGTGTAGCTAAAGAAGGTATGGGAATGGCGAGAGATGCGGCAAAGGGAGATCAACAAGCACAAATAGAACAAGCAAAGGAAAATAACTAATGGAAGAAGCTAATAAACTCCAAGTACCCGAAGAAACGTCAAAAGATAGTCAAGAGCATATAGATGCTATGGTTCAAAAAGCAGATGCACAGGCTAATACAAAAGATATTAATACAGGTGAGGAAACTACTCCTGTTGTAGAGGAAGCTCCTAAAGTAGAAGAAAAAATACTTGGTAAGTTTGGTTCTCAAGAAGAATTAATTAAATCTTATCAAGAATTAGAAAAGAAATTAGGACAACCAAAAGAAGAAGATACACCTGCAGAAACATTAAAAGCTGATGCACCTGCCGATGGTCTTAAAGGAATTGATTTTAATTCAATTCAAAATGAGTTTGAAGAACATGGTTCATTAAGTGATGAAACGATGAAAAACCTAGAAGCTTCAGGATTGCCTAAATCGTATGTTGATAATTACATCGAAGGTATAAAAGCTGTAGCTACTAGGTTTGAAACCGAAGCACACGATAGTGTTGGTGGTAAAGATGAATACGGTAAAATGATTGATTGGGTACAAAATAATTTATCTAAAGATGAAGTAGAATTATTTAACACAGGTATTGATAAAGATAATCAAACTGCGTTGTACACAATTAAAGGTATGGCAGCGAGGTATAAAGCTGAAACTACCGAACCAAATTTAAGAGTAGGAGAAACAGGTGTTACTGCATCGGGATTAAAATATGAAAGTATGGCACAAGTCAAAGCTGACATGTCTAATCCTCAATATGCGAATGACCCTGCGTTTAGAAAGCAAGTAGAAGATAAACTTGCTCGTTCTACTATTATATAAGTTTTAGGTTAAGTAATTACACCTAAAAAAGTAAAAGAAAGACAATACCCTCTGAGGAGGACAATACTGATACTGCTTTTAACTAAAAGTATAAAGTTAATTACATTTTAATAACGAAAGGAATACTATATCATGTCAAATGCTACAGTATCAAATTTAGGACAAGCAGCAGCAACGGGTTCGACAACTGCACTTTTCTTAAAAGTATTTTCAGGCGAAGTTCTTACTGCGTTTGAAGATGCACAATCAACAGCCGACAAACACGTTGTTAGAAGTATCAGTTCAGGTCAGTCAGCTCAATTTCCAGTTATGGGTAAAGCAACAGCTTCATACCATACTGCAGGAAATGAGATTACTGGTGGTACTATAACACATAACGAAAGAACAATTGCAATTCAAGGATTGCTTATTGCTCCTACGTTTATCGCTAAAATAGACGAAGCGAAAAACCATTATGACGTTAGATCACAATACTCAAAAGAGTGTGGAAATGTTCTAGCTCAAACTATGGACAAGCACGTCTACCAACAAATCGTCAACGCATCAAGAGCATCTGCAGCAGCACCTCAAGCAGCAGGAGCAGCTTTAACTGATGCCGACTTCGTTACTAACGGAGCATCTGCAGCAGCTACTATTTTTAGTGCAGCTCAAAAAATGGACGAAGCAAACATACCAGAAAACGACAGATATTGTGCCGTTTCACCTGCAGCTTATTATCAATTAGTACAAACTACTAATGTGATTAATAGAGACTGGGGTGGAAAAGGTGCTTACGCTGAAGGTGAAGTATTAAAAGTTGCAGGTATTCACATTGTGAAAACTAACAACTTACCTTCTACAAACGTAACATCTGGAGTTCTTGACGGATCTGACGGTACATTGGGTGGTAACTACGCAACTACTGTTGGTGCTGTTTGGCACAAATCTTGTGTCGGAACGGTAAAACTACTCGATTTAGCTGTCGAGATGGAATACGACGTTAGAAGACAAGGTACTCTACTTGTAGCTAAATATGCTATGGGTCACGGTATTCTTAGACCTGACGCAGCGTTCGAAATCAAAACTTCGTAATTTATTTACGTTGTTTTTACTGATTTTAGGGGTCGAGAAATTGACCCCTGAAGTCGACAACTTCAAATAGAACAATCACAAATTTAAATAAAACATATATGACAACAGCAACAACAACAAAATTAGAAGCAGTTAATGTTATGATGACTTCAATAGGAGAAACTCCTGTTAACACAATAACGGCTGCAACAACTACTGATGTGGCTATTGCTATAACAATATTAGATAATGTAAGTCGAGAAGTACAAAGTGTTGGCTGGCATTTTAATATAGATCAAGATTACCAATTAATTCCTAACTCATCTAATCAGATTGAGCTTCCTTCCAACTGTTTAAGAATAGATACCTCTGGTGCTAGTGCACATAGTGACTACGTAGAACGTGCTAGAAAATTATGGGATAGAAAAAAACATACATACACTTTAACTGATGCAATTGTTTACGTTAACATTACATGGTTTTTAGATTTTACAGAAATACCTGAAGCAGCTAAAAGATATATTACAGTTAGAGCTGCAAGACTTTTTCAAGATAGAATGTTAGCCTCTGACCTTTTACATAAATTTCATCAAGTCGATGAATTACAAGCTTTGTCTGTTTTAAAAGAAGCAGAAGGAGATACAAGAGATCACAGTATCTTTAATAACTATGACGTTGCAAGAACA